CGTACACCATGTTGAGCAGGGCATCGCCGCCGCTAGGCGTCGCAGCAAAAGCGCCGCTCACGCCGGTAGCGAACTGCTGGATGGTGCCCGGCAGGGTCGTGCCTGCGGTGTAGGTCAGGAAGCCGCGAGGTTGCGCAACGCCGTCGCCAGTAACAAACGCCGTGTTCTCGGTCCGCGAGAACTTCTCGGCGATTTTGCCCGTCAGCCAAGCCTCCATGTCGATGTAGGCGTCGTCCAGAAGTTTCTGCGTAGCGCGGGGCTTTGCATACTGCTCATGAACGGGGATGCGCCATGCGCGGAGTTGCGGGGTGTTCGTTTCCGCGCGAGTTGCAGTTTCGCCAACCCAGCCGCACGACGCCTCGTCGAGATCAAACAGGCCCTCGAGGGCGTCGGTCGAGATGACCTGGACCGAGGCGTACTGGCGCATCGGCGAGGTATCGAACTGCTTCATGACGATGCGGCCCGAGGTGTCAGGATCGACAACGTAACCGCCGTCGGGGTCGTGACCGACAGACAGCGCCTTCATCTCAGTCGGCCCCATCACGCGGTCATCCTTGCGGAGGTACTCGAGGAAGGCGGCTTTGTAGCCCAGGACATCGTCGTGGGTATAGGCCGCAACGCGAGTGCCGCGGGTTTTCGCCACCATGTTTGCCCAGGAAAGCGCCTTGGTGTCGAGGTCAGACTGATCGACTTCCTTGCCGTCGATGACGAGGTGCTTCCGGCGCCCGGCCGCATACAGCTTGTCGATCAGTTCCTGCTTCTGCGCGAGGTCGGCGTTGATCTTCGCCATCTTCTCCTCGAGGATAGGGTCGCTCGTGCCTTTGGCCAGCTCTTTGAGCCGGAGTTCGTTTGCCTCTTTGAAGGACTCAAACGTGGATTTGATCTCCGCCACGGCCTGCGTGACTTGCGAGATGTCGAGTTCGTCTTTAGCCATTTTTCATAAGCTCCTTAAGCTTGTTGATTTCAGTGAGTAGTTGGCCGAAGCCCTGCTGCGTCCGTTCGTCGCGGCCGTCAGCATCACGCTGATCAGTTGCAAGACGAGATTTCGCCTCCTCGAAGCCGTGCGAGGCGACGAGTTTGGCGAAAGCGGCCGGGACACCTGCGTTGCGCAGGATTGTCTCGACCTCTCTTGGTGACTGGAGCTGCTTCACGTCAGTCACCAGTGACTTAGGATTCATTGGAAAGGTCACGACGGAGATCTCAAGCAAGTCGGCGGACTTGATTTGCCGTACTGTTCCCTTTGCGGTGGAAGTGTACTCGCGATCGGTGACGCGGTAGCCGATGGAGAGACCGTCGATGGCGCCCGCCTTGAGCAAGATCAGCGCCTCGTGGCCCTTCTGGATCTCAGTCAGCAGCCGGCCCTTCGCGCGGAGGCCTTTCTCGTCGTCTTGCAGTTCTTCCCAGACACCGATGACCTGCGTGGGGTCGTGCTGCCAGAGCATTTTTGGCTTAGGCGCGGCCGGGGCGAGGGCCCTGAGAAAAGCGCCGGGCATAACGGTGTCGCCACCCTGGTCCACGTTGCTGTAGATTGAGGCGTAGCCGGAGAACCGGCCGTCTGTGCCGAGTTCTTTTTCCTCCAGTTTGAAGGAAACGTGTTTTGTGCCGTATTCGCTGTCCATGCTGTCCTCGGATTTATCTGCAATTTTACCGGCCCAGGTCCGGCCAACATCCCCGCCCCACAGCGCCCATGCGATGCGGCCGGCCGAGGGGTAGCCTTCAGTGCCGGCAGCCCAGCCTTGGCCTTGTTTATCGACCTCGTGACGAGCAAAATAGCTTACCATGCGCAGAATGGTTGAGTGAGAAAGTGGGGTCTTGTTGGATATGTCTCGGGCGCGGGCAACGCCGATTGAGGTGCCGCCACGATTGAACTCGCGCCGCCAGGCGAGGCCGCGCTTGGCCTCAGCCGCCATTTCGTCAGTCGGCGTGTGGCTTTCTCCGACGTTTTTTGCGTCCTCGTCCTCGTAAGAGGAAACGCAGTACGCGTAACGCTGGGTGTCTTGCGGGAAGTCCTCGAGCGCTTCTGTATCGCCCATGCACCGCTTGAGGAAATCTTGGCGCATTTCATTGGAGATTGGCTTTGGCATAATCAGACCCTCTCGTAAGTTTGGATACAGCGGCAGTTGATTACGTTTGCGGCCGACCCTCGAGGATCGCCGGGGAACATAAGCTGTTCGGCGCCGCCGCCACGTCGAGGGGCGGAGAAGGCAGCGTTGAGGCCAGCCCGCTGCCCGTTCATGATCCGGTGATTGAAGATGGAGCCGGAACCGATCTCGCCGAAGTCCCGCGTCCGCAGGTCCGGGATCGAGTTCCAGACTTTTATGAGCGGGACAAGGGATTGCCGGGCGAGTTGCCAGGACGCGAATTGCCCAGCCGCGTGAGCCTCAGTCCGCGTGATCAGCAGGGAGCGGACGGAGGAAATCTCGGGGATTTTCAGCAGGAGTTCGGCGTAGACGGCATCGGCAGACTCACCGGAGGCCAGGCCGCCCGCCATGAGGTCTCGGACTTGGCGCTGCGTAGTCTCGAGGATTTGTTGTGCCGCCCGCGGCCGCAGGGAGCTGACGAAGGTTGACACGATGTCGGCGGTCTGGGCTTTGCGGGGGAAGCCGGCCGGGAACTCGAGGGCGAAGGCCGCGGCATTCTCACGAATGGCCTGGGTCCAGACGCGGGTTAGCTCGGTTAGGATCGCAGGCAGCGCGGAGAAGTCTGGCGCCGCGGGCAGGCGAGTCTGGCGGAACTGGACAAGCATGGAGAGGGCCGCGGCTTCGATTGCGGCCGCAAGGCCCGCCGTGTCCTTTTCCATCTCGTCGAGGATTGCAAGTTGCGCGTCAATCAGGGCCATAGGTAAACCCCTTGATTGCGGCCGCGTCGAGTTGGGTTGAGGCTGTGGCTTTGCGGACCTCGGACATGAGCATATTGCCCAGCGGCGCCGGAAGCGGCGGGTAGCCTTTTAGGTTTCTGGACTCGTTCAGCGTGAGGTCGAGGGAGGCATCGGCCATGTTCCAGAGTTTCATGCGTTTGTCCGCGATCGCCTCGATCTTGTCTTTGTTCGGCCGGAGCTCAACGCCGCCAAAGTTCGGGCCGAGCCAGGCAGAAAGTTCGGCGGCCATGAAGGAGATGAAGGGGAGGATGGTGTCCTCGTAGAAGCCGAGGCGGGCCTCGCGGTAGTTTGCGTAAGTGTTGTCGCCGGGGATGTTTAGCAGCAGCGGCGGAACACCGAAGGCGAGCGAGATGTCACGGGCCGCCGAGTCCTTGATCCGGAGGATTTCCATGTCAACTGGGGAGAGCCCCATTTGCTTCCAGTCAAGGCCGCCCTCGAGGAGCATTGGGCGGCCCGCGTTCTCGGGGCCGGAATAGCGGGACTCGAGCTCGGTTTTGAGGCGGGAAAATTCATCGTCAGAAAGGGTTGTGTCTTTGCCGACGATGAGGGCGCCAGATGGCCGGGCCGAGTTCTGGAGAAGCGACTGTATCCAGCCCATTGCGCTGTTATGCTGATCGACGGCAAAGGCCGCGGCCTCGACTGGAGATTGCCCGCGGTAAGCGTCGAGTGGGTTGAACATCGCTGTGTGGAGGATGTCGGAGTCGCCCGTGATCTGATTGGCGGGGAAGCGGACGGTCTGGCCTCCCATTTTGTAATCGTAGGCCGCGGGCAGGCCGGTGTCGCCGCAGATGACAGAGACTCGGTCGGGGCGAAGCGGCCAGAGTTCTTTGACCGTCGAGCCCACCATCACGCGCTCGTCGTAGCCGTTGCCCGCGAGAAGGAGGTAGATGACACGGCTTTTCCACCAGTCAGTGCCGGACTGCATCGGGTTCGGTGCCTTGAGTAAGTCAAGGATTGGGTGGGTTGCGAATTGAGTATCGCCCTTCCACGCTTCCCACTCAATCGAGGCGACGGCCGTGGCGATCTTATTTACGGCCTGATACGCGACGACGTTCATCCGGTATGCCTCGCGGGCAAACGCGGTGAACTCCCGCTTGGACCAAGTGGCCTCGGGCATTGAGGTGACGTGCATGGCGTAGGCCCGCGAGCTTTTCTGCTCGATGGCCGGAGCCGCCCGGTTGAAGCTGGGGAAGAATTTCATAGCGCGCGTATCCTCGGCCGGGCCTTAAGCCGGATCATGGGCTCGAGGGCGTAACGCAGGGCGTCAATGCAGTGGTTGTTGGAGTCAGAAAGAACGGGGAGGATGTCGCCCGACAGCCGGTCAACTTTGTATGAGTAGGTGCGGAACTCGCGGGCGGTCTCGGGGCAGTCCGGGTGGATTACTACGCGGTCAAATGACTTGATGTAGGCCACGCCGTCCTCGACTGAGCCGGGGCCTTTCTTCGCGGCCTTACAG